TACCTGATCCTGGCGGTGTCGTCAGAGGGTCTGGTTCGGAACGGCGCGGGCGACAACATCAAGCTGGAGCTGCTGAAGATTCTCCGGGGCGAGTATCAGGACCCGCACACGAGCATCTTCTACTACCGCCTTGACGATGTCAAGGAGGTGGGCGATCCGTCGACCTGGCGGAAGGCTCAGCCGAACCTCGGATACACCGTCTCCTACGAGACGTACCAGCGGGACGTGGAGCGCGCGGAGAACGTGCCGCACGCTCGTAACGACATCCTCGCCAAGCGGTTCGGTATTCCCATGGAGGGATACACGTACTACTTCACCTATGAGGAGACGCTCCCGCACCGCAAGCGCGATTTCTGGGAGATGGGTTGCGCCATGGGTCTGGACCTCTCACAGGGCGACGACTTCTGCGCGTTCACGTTCCTGTTTCCCCTGGGCGATCAACAGTACGGCGTCAAGACGCGGTGCTATATCTCGGAGCGCACCATGCTTCGTCTGCCTGGCGCGACTCGGCAGAAGTACGAGGAGTTTCTGGGGGAGACCTCTCTTCGGGTGCTCGATGGAAGCGTGCTCGATCTTATGGCCGTTTTCGACGACCTCGAGGAGTACATCCAGGAGCACGCCTACGATGTGCGCTGCATAGGGTTCGACCCGTACAACGCCCGCGAGTTCGTGGAGCGGTGGACGAACGAGAACGGACCCTTCGGTGTCGAGAAGGTTATTCAGGGCGCGAAGACTGAGTCGGTCCCGCTGGGCGAGATCAAGGCCATGGCGCAGGATCGTCGGCTGCTCTTCGATCAGTCGATGATGCAGTTCACCATGGGAAACGCAATCACGCTTGAGGACACCAATGGCAACCGCAAGCTGCTCAAGGCCCGGCACGAGAACAAGATCGACTCGGTCGCAGCGCTTATGGACGCGTGGGTGGCCTACAAGCTGAACAAGGAGATGTTCGATTGACTAGTTTACTCGATCGACTTCGCCACGCGTACAACGCGTTCTCGGGGAACGAGCACGCTCGCAACTGGTCGGTGGGGCCCGGCTATACCGCCAGGCAGGACCGGCCGTTTCTCTCACTCGCGACCGACCGCTCCATCATATCGACGATCTACAACATGATCGCCATCGATGTCGCGGCCACGCCCATTCGGCACGTTCGCGTCGGAAAGAACGGACGGTACGAGAGCGAGATCGACTCCGGCCTGAACGAGTGCCTCACCTATGCGTCCAATGTTGACCAGGTGGGGCGCACCTTTATCCAGGACCTGGTCCTGTCCCTGCTGGAGGACGATGCGGCGGCCATCGTTCCGGTGGACACCACGCTCAATCCGGCCAAGTCCGACACGTACGATATTCGATCAATGCGCGTCGGATCAGTCACGGAGTGGTTTCCCAAGCACGTCAAGGTCAAGCTCTACAATGAGAAGGTCGGCCGGCGCGAGGAGATTATTCTTCCGAAGGCGCAGGTCGCCATTGTCGAGAATCCTTTTCAAGAGGTGACTAACAAGAACAACTCGACGCTGTCCCGTCTGGCCCGCAAGCTCTCGATGCTCGACAAGGCGGACGAGCAGTCCTTCTCGGGGAAGCTCGACATCATCATCCAGCTGCCGTACACCATCAAGACTGAGGCGATGCAGAAGCGCGCGGAGAACCGCCGCAAGGACATCGAGAATCAGCTCGAGGGCAGCAAGTACGGTATCGCCTACACCGATGGCACGGAGAAGATCACGCAGCTTAACCGAGCGGCGGAGAACAACCTGCTCGAGCAGGTGAAGTACCTGACCACGCAGGTCTATGCGCGGTTGGGCATTACCGAGGCCGTTGTCAACGGCACGGCAACCGAAGAGGTTCAGACGCAGTACTGGAGCCGAACGGTCGAGCCGATTCTGGGCGCAATCACGAACGCCATGACCACGAAGTTCCTGACCAAGACAGCACGCACTCGGGGGCATCGCGTTCAGTATCTTCGTGATCCGTTCCGATCGACCGCTCCGTCGAAGCTGGTCGAGTCTCTGAACACGCTTCTGCAGGCGGAGGTCATCACCTCCAACGAAGCACGCTCATTCCTCTCTCTGCCGCCCTCGTACGACGAGCAGGCGGACAAGCTTCAGAACGCCAACATCAATCCGGTTGGGGATCAGAACGAGGGCGAGGAAGACGAGTACTCCGACGAAGACGATTCCTACTACGATGAAGGAGAGGAATGAGTCGATTCGATTTCAGCGGATGGGCGACTAAGAACGACATCACATGCTCCGACGGGCGTGTGATTCGGGCGAACGCGTTCATCGACAACGACGGCGCGCAGGTGCCGTTGGTCTGGCAGCACGGCCACTCTGCTCCGGACAACGTTCTCGGGCACGCGCTGCTCGAGAACCGTCAAAATGGTGTGTATGCGTACTGCACGTTCAACAAGAGCGAGGCGGCGTCACGCGCCAAAGAGCTTGTCCGGCACGGGGATGTCAACTCGATGTCCATCTACGCCAACAGGCTGTCCCAGAAGGGGCCGTCGGTCACCCACGGCAACATTGTCGAGGTGTCCCTGGTTCTGTCGGGGGCGAACCCGGGAGCGCTCATCGAGAATGTTGCGCTCCAGCACTCGGACGGATCCTACACAGAGGACGAGACCGAGGCAGTCATTTACAGCGGTCTGACTCTGAAGCACTCGGAGGAGGATCTCGACGATGAGGAAGACATGGACGAAGACGAGATGACCGTCGGCGAGGCCATCGACTCGATGACCGACGCGCAGCGTGAAGCGATGTACGCCGTTATCGGAGAGGTCCTTGAGGACGCCGAGGCTGAGGCCGACGACGAGGCCGACGACGAGTACGACGACGAGTACGACGACGAGTACGACGACGCCGAGCACATGGATGGGAGTGATCACCTGGTGCACAGCAATGTGTTTGAGGGCGGCTACGACGAAGGTCCGACCCTGTCGCACGCCGAGATGGAAGCGATCGTCGAGGACGCCAAGATGCCGGGCATGACCCTGCGTTCGGCGGCTCTCGCGCACGCTCAGGCCTACGGAATCAAGGATCCCTCGATCCTGTTCCCCGACGCCACGAACGTCGACAAGGAGCCGCAGCGGATCGGCCGAGAGCAGACCTCGGTCCAGATCATCCTGAGCGGCTGCAAGCACAGCCCCTTCTCCAGGGTCAAGACCCAGTGGAGCGACCTGACGCCGGATGCGCTCCGGGCCAAGGGTTACGTCAAGGCGAGCATGAAGACCGATGTGGTCTACGAGATCGCCAACCGCAAGACCCTTCCGACTACTATCTACGTCCGTACCAAGATGGACCGGGACGACATCCTGGACATCACGGACTTCGATGTGGTCAACTGGATCAAGCAGAACCTGCGCACCTCCCTGGACGAGGAGCTCGCTCGTGCGATCCTTATCGGCGACGGTCGCGCCGCTTCGGCTCCCGAGAAGATCAAGGCCGAGAACATCCGCCCGATCATCCATGACGATGACCTGTTCGCTCACAAGGTCACCCTGCCCAAGGGCGTCACCGCCGATGCGATTGTGGACACGGTCCGCTCTGCTCGGAAGAACTACAAGGGCAGCGGTTCTCCGACGCTCTTCACGACGAACGCCTTCGTCTGCAAGATGCTCGAGCTCAAGGACAAGAACGGCCGCTACATCTACGAGACGGTGGACAAGGTCGCGAGCGCTCTGAATGTCAAGAGCATCGTCGAGTGCGACGTCCTTGACGGCGCCAAGGACGAGAACTACATCTACCACGGGGCCATTGTCAACCTCGCCGACTACACCATCGGTGCCGACAAGGGCGGAGAGGTCAACTTCTTCACCAACTTCGACATCGACTTCAACCAGGAGAAATACCTGTACGAGACCCGCGTCAGTGGCGCGCTGGTCAAGTACAAGTCTGCTCTGGTTCTGCGCGAGGCGCTGAAGTAAGCCATGGCGAGGTTCTACGGCGCGATCGGTGTCGGTGTTCCGAAGGAGGTGTCGCCCGGCGTCTGGGAGGACCAGATCGTCGAGCGGTACTACTTCGGGAACATCACGCGCATCTACCGCAACATGGAGGGCGGCTCGAAGATTCTGGACGACTTCCGGGTCAACAACCAGATCTCAATCGTGGCCGACGCTTTTCTGGACGAGAACCTCGCAGGCATCAGGTACGTGACGTGGATGAGGACGCGCTGGACGGTGGGCTCCATCGAGGTGGCGCGTCCTCGTCTCGTGCTGGAGCTGGGTAAGGTCTACAATGGACCGACGCCTTAGACTGCACAAGACGCTGACGACAGCGCTGGGTTCCGACCACGTCTACTACCAACCTCCGGCGACAGTCAAAATGGTGTACCCGTGCATAGTGTACGGACGCTCGGACGAGTACGCCAGGCACGCCGACAACATAAAGTA